TAGGGCCTGCCTCTAGATTATTGATAAACAATCTAGTTTGAAATTGTGCGGTTCCTGCTGGTTGAACTGCATTTACATAATCTACGATTGAATTGTCTTTGTTTAGCTGTTGTACGCTTAAACCAGTTACATCATCGGTAGCTAGTGCAAATGTGTTAATTGCGGCTGGTGCTGCTCGTGTGTATTGACGCATTATCGGTACTCCCATGTTATAGTGCCTCCATTTGCGGTTGGACATTACTATTGCCTCCTGGTGTACTAAACATATTTAATGCAAATTGTCCTATCAACCCCTCAATTCCACCCAAAGCAAGTGCAGCTCCAGGAGCTGCTAGTTTGGACAAAGATGATGATGGCATAAACCTGTTAACAAGTTGAGTAGCTATTAGCCCTCCACCCACTCCAAGTGCGACCTTTTGCAAAGTTTTAGATCCAGTTATAGATTTTAATGATGTCTTCACATTGGTTCGTTTTTTACCGCCCTTATTAGTTTTTCTTTTAACTACTGATTTAACTTTAGATACTATTCTTGATCTTTTTTTAGTTTTAGTTTTAGGTGTAGATTTTTTACCTCTAGCTTTAGCCATTTTACCCAATCTTTTATCATTAGCTTTTTGTTTAGCACTTCTTTTCTTTTTAGCTGCCATTAGAAGAAACTCTCCGCACTAAAACCGCCTCCTGCTAAATTACGATTAAATGAAACTGTTTGAGAAGCTGGAGATAAGTTAGGCCCTGCAGTATTAACAACTGGATCTTGTACTGAAGTACTTGATCTTGTTTGACTGCTTTCTATTGCAGCTACTGGATCTCCACCAAAATCAATACCAAATAATCTTTTTACATCAAATAATGGGGCTATCAATGCGGAAGAACCGCTACCAATACCGCCTAATAAATCTCCAATGCCGCCTCCTACTGCAGATAATCCAGAACCAAATGCACCAAAGGTTTGACCTAATGCACCAGCTGTTTGAGAAGCCTGTCCTGGTTTTGTAATAATATTAGCAAGTGCAAATAATCCTAATCCTATTGCGGCAATAGGTAAAGCCTGTTTTATGAATCTGAAAACTACCATAGCTCTATAAGAAATTAGTCGCTATAAATAAACTTTTGTCCTTTGCACGTTGGACAGTCCGCAAGAAAAAATTGTTCTCTACCGCTTGATCCTACGTCATTTGTTAATACTTGGCCGCATGGTAAACCAGTTTCAGTATCTTCGCAAGTCTTACAGGGTTGATTGGTCTGTTGCTTCCGTGGTTTTAGCATTGTTCCCTTGTTTGCTGGTGAATTTTTCCACAATTCCTTTAATTGCGTCTGGGTTTGATTGTACATAATTAGTGATAAAGTCTAATGCCTTTTTATTCTTTAGTAATGGGCGTATCGCTGGGGGTAGTTGTGGAGTTATCTGATCTATTATGGCACCTATTGCACTAAAAGGATCATCTGCCTCATCTGCTGAAATTGATATTCCTTTCTTACTTTGATTGACCTTGCCCGTTAACCGTTTGTTTGTTGCTTCCAAGTCTGCAATATACATATCATATTGTCTTTTGATCTTGTTAGAAATAGGTGAAGACCTACTAAAATTCCTGGTAACAGCAAAAGCACCAATGCTAGCACATATAATTGAAACCATGATAAAAAGTGGTAAGTATTGCTCAATCATATCTAATTGGTGTATCTCTTACTTAATATTTGCTTTGTTTCCCTCTCCCCTGGAACCCCTCTCCTTTCATACCTCTTTTTTTTGCCTGTATACGCTTTAGATCGGTACCTTTATTTTGGTAACTATCTAACCTTATCCTATCCTCTTTATACGGTATGGGCTTGGCATTGTGGGGTAGAAAAGCCATACGGGGCTAAGGGAACCTATACACCGTCAAATTTTATAAACAAAACGGTGTAAGGTTGTTAACGAACCAAATATATGGTATACATATCTGTGTATATCTGTATATGACAAGCCACAAAGAAAGAGTCGAAAGACTTACGATCTTATCAAAAAGAAAACGTGAACTGTTAGATGACGGGAATAGTGAAGTCCTAACCCGTCACATATTAGATGATTACATGGTGAATATTTGGTTCCTAGGTAATCAAACTAGGTCTGATTACATGGACACTTTGTTTAGAAGCCAAGAAACACAAGAAGAACCAAAAGAATGGAAGTCCGCACTTGACTGAAATTAATGTAAGGCATGAATTCGATAATGTTTGGAGTTATCTGCATTGTCCTGATTGTAAAGAACCCATAAAGAAAATAGGTCAAATTAGATGTGATAAGTGCAAAGTCCTCTTTGATTGGGAAGATGAGGAATGAGAATTAAATCTTATTCTAAAACCAACCCGTTACAAAAGGGATTTCAACACACGCCACTAACTAGTAGCAATAAATGCAAAGACCTATCATGCAGAAAGAATGAAAGATTAATTCTTGAGCATAGTTTCTTGATCAGTAATTGCAACTCAAAAGGAATCCCCTTTTGTGTTTATTGTGGAGCTAGATGGGATTAACCCCCCTTATTTTATTTGTATTCCACTCCAAGTACTGTAAGCAGTTCCAGGGTTTGCAATATAGGCACTTCTAAGATAAACTGTGTTGTTTATCATTACTTTGATATTGTTAGGATCAGTTGAATTATTAAATTTGGATTGATCAGTATTGCCCCTAAACATTTCTACATAAATTACTCCATTTGTTAAACCTAGTGAAGTTCCGTCTGGGCCTACTTCCGTTCCACCCCAAGAAGTAATTGCGATTTCTACTCCTACTGCTGGTTGGAAGTCTATTGTAGTTGGAAAAGGTAAAGAGTAAATATTTGATACAACGTCACCTGAAGCCATTATTCAAAAACTCCGTTTTTGTACATTAGAAAGTCCACCCTATAACATCATCGTATTTATCTCCACGAACTAGAGTAACCTCTTTTACTGTTCTAGTTTGTTTTTTAATGATCTTTCCGTTTTTATCATATCTATCATCATTAACTTTAAAGTCTTTTTTTGGAATTGAATTATAGCATTGTTCAAACTTACAATGTAAACAATCTTTGATTGGAAATGAATCCATAATTTCAGTACCACAAGAACAAACAATACTTTCCCATTTTGCTTTTTTAATTAATCCGTTAACTTTCATCATGCTCCCACCAAAATTCTTGAATACAAGTTACTTGAGGCAATTAATGTATCACTTGTAGATAATGAACCCCCTTCTCCTATTGCATTACTGTGAACGTGATTGGATACACCCGTTGAACCTCCACCTCCTCCAAAGCCCAAATCTAAAGAGCTCCCTCAATTGCTGGTTTAGGTAATGCCGCCATCTGACCAGATATTAAACAAGCCCCTGCAGCTCCTGTTTGAACCTCTACTGAAACAATATTCATACCTGAAAAACTTCTAAAGTTTGAAGCTGGTAAATTACTTAATACATTTGTAGAACTGTTTATTCTGTAACTTGCGGCATTTGTTCCGTCAAAGTTTTCAATCTGTAAGCCTATTGCAATAGAATTAAATTCAGTTGGAAAGGTTACGATCCTCCTGGTATTAGCTGGTATAGTAATAAAAATAGGAAAGGACTCTAGATCTTGCGAATTTGGTTTCGTAAGAACTTGAAATCCTTGAATGTTTGTAGGCATTTTTTTAACCACCTAAAAGAGATTTGCATACTTAACAATGAATTGATATGCGGCAAGTCCACCACCGAGTATAGTCTGAGCCGATGAATAACTTAATTGTTTTCCACCTGCATTACCTGACACGCTAATTGGCAAAGGGCCTGGAATTGTTCTTCCTGCAGATCCTGGGTTGGAGTTGCTAGAGAAGAATGTAGGGCCTGCCTCTAGATTATTGATAAACAATCTAGTTTGAAATTGTGCGGTTCCTGCTGGTTGAACTGCATTTACATAATCTACGATTGAATTGTCTTTGTTTAGCTGTTGTACGCTTAAACCAGT